CACGAGCGACATCTGCAGCTGCTCTATCACTGTGCCGTTGACGCTGACCGTGGCTGTGCCGGGAGTGGTGTCGTGGTCGTCGGCGTTGCCTCCCCACAGGGAGCGGTAGGAGAATGTCATCTGATTTGCCCCTCCCTTGACCACCGTATCGCGTAACGGCGTGGTCACCCTCGTTGAAAGTATATAACGCTCCTCGCTTGCGCCTCCGGCGGAAAACGTGACCTCCGACAGCACCAGCGAGGCATTCTCTTCAGGAGATGCGAGCCAGTCGTCACGGTCCGTTTCCGAAGCAAAGGCGCGGAGCGTCACGGTCTTGTCGTCGTTGGCCGTCGGGTGGAAGCATCCGACCTTGCGTGTGGCAAGTTCCGTCAGCATCTTTTTGAGGAATGTTTCGATGTCGCTGATGTCGTGGCACTCGCCAAGCTCTGCATTGCACCATGCCTCGGAGAGCGATGTTATCGGTCTGCTGACCAGTGTAAGTTTTTTCGTAGGCATATGTCGTGTGTATGGTTTATGGTTTATGATTTTTGCGCTTTGCGTGACTGGCACCAGCCTGTGCCGTGGACCCATCCGTGGCCGTGCTGCCACCATCCTCCGGCGATGCAGCTTGTCAACGCCTGCCAGAGCAGCCGTGCGCCGCGGTACACCGCCGAGACGGCTCTGCGGCCGATGCTGATGGATGTGACCTCCCTGCCGTTAGTCGTTATCATCTTCGTAGGTCATGTAGATTACGTCATCCGACAGTTCGCCTGCGGCTGCAAGTGCCTCGTACTCGCTTTCCGGGAGCGTGACGATTTCCGGGCGGCTGGCGGTAGTTTCCTTGATGATGCCTGCAAGTGCCTCCTCGTCCACGAACTTCTTGAGCTGCTTGTCGCTGCCCTTTGTGTACAGGGCGTTTCCACAGCGGAAGAGGATGTCACCGCGTATCTCAAGGTCGTTGATGTGGTAGGCATTATGCTTGCTGATGGTGGTGCCGCTCGTGTCAACGCTGAAAAACATCCGCTCCTTGACGGAGTACCATATCGAACCTGTCGGATGCGACAACGCCTCTGTGGCATCGTATATGAGACCGTCAAAGGGATAGATGGCGATTGCGTCAACCTGACTTTTCAGTCGTTGCGCTTCTGCCGTGAGAGCAGTAATTGCAGTATTGATTTCAATAAGCTTTCCATGCAGTGTCTCGTCATCGTTCAGCCCATCTAAGAATCTCAGCACCTCGGCAAAATTGTCTATCGCATCCGAAGCACCCTCACCGATGACAGTGTCTATCTTATCCCGAAGTGAAGCGATATCATCCTCGTGCTGCCTTGACATTGCCAGTATGGCAGATTCAAGATGAGTGACGTATGGATAGATATCCACCTCAAATGTATGTGTAGACTTGGAGATGTCGCCCATATATTCCCAGTCATTGGCTGCGTCATCCCACAGAAGCACCTGCAGAGACACTTCGTTGGCTTCGTCCGTGACGATTATCATCGCCCAATCTCCCGGCTTGGGGCCCGTTGCAGCCGCTTTGACTTCTGATATGGAGCGGAACACGCCCTTACATTGTGTCGTGACATTCTTTGCCGTCAGCCATCCGTCTATGATGACGTTGTGGTCGACCTTCAGGTTCCCCTTGACGGCAGCATTGCCTCCGGCCGATACATTGCGCCCTACCGCAACGTCTCCGTCTATCTGCTTTGTCGGTATCATGCTCATTGCTGAAGAATTGATTTTGCTAAATCGTTCAAAGATGACGCCTTGTTGTCCTCTCCGTAAGTGGTTAATACTAATGCAGCTATGGTGTAGATGACCGCAGTGTAGCATCTCTCGCATATGTCGATGCCGTCATGCCCATCAATGCAGGGATATGGCAGATATGTAGCGCGTGACACATATGCCTCTCTGCTGTTGCATGAATAGAACTCCAGAGCTTTCCCCTCCGCGCGGTTGACTATGGCACATACGGGTTTCTGCACATTCCCCCGTATGCCCTTGTAGCGCGATGACTGTTTTGCATACTGCGGGTCATCAGCCGAGAGAGCCGCATACACCGTGCGCTCCCAGTCGCTCATGCGGAAAGCGATAAGGCGCATGAAGTCGTCAGGCAGAAGTACCCAGCCGCTTTCAAGCCCCTCCCAATATACAGCATCGCCGAAATTGTGTCCCTCCTCAAGGAGATATGCAGGGGCTGCGCATTCAACGCGACGCACCGCCTCTGTGATTTTGGACCGTATGATGTCATCAAGAGCCAGAGTCTCCATATCCTCCGTCTCTATGAGCTGCTCGCTTGTCATGTTCTGGTCTATGGCAACGCGGACATCACGCACAATCTCGGAAACTTTATACACCATATCGTTAGAGCTTATACGAAGACGATCTCTACATCATGAGCCTTACCGGCATTGATGATGTCCTCACGGTTGTGGAGTTTACTACGGATGCAGCCGAAAGTCTGTTCAAGGTAATCCTTGGCATCATCATTGCAGGAAAACTCCACCTGTGTCATGACTGTGACGTTCTCTTCGTTTTTAGACAAAGGTTCGGTGACAACAGATGCATGCTCTGAACTTACGCTCTCAGCTGTATTGCCTTCTGCTTGCGCAAAGTCCTCACCATCGGATTCGAGTGTAGCAGGTACAGGTTTGTCGGAACCCTTTCCTGATAATGCGACTGGATTTGTAACAGCTCGCTCAATGCGCAGCTCCTCATTCAGGTCTATTTCTTTGACAATGTGAATACGTCCTCGCTTGAATTCGCTACTGTTCTCAATTGCTTGCTGAATGAGGAAATTGCTGGTGGCAAATGTGGCAGGTGTTACACCTATGGCATTCATGCTGCCGCCCGTGAATGTCACTTTGAGGGTGTTCTTACCGAAGCGGATGATGCACTGATATTCCATCATGCCCGACACGCCGTAAGTTATTCTCTTTTTTTTCATTGTTGTGGCATTTATTAAAAGAGGCGGACGGCATTTCTACCAGTCCGCCTCTCTGTTGTTTACTTAGTCTTAATGGGCCTTAGACGCTGATTACATCGCCAACCTCATACTCGCTCCACGTTGTGGTGGTTGCTTGCTCACCCGACCCGGTGGTGGTGTTCTTGGCTCGCCATAGCGTACCCTTGACAGCGGTGGTTGCGATACCGGGGCAGTCGCTCAGCAGGTAGTAGATAGCGCCGTCAACCGGGGATTCGGGGGCTGTAGAGCCTTCGTAGAAGATATAGTGGGCTGCGTCCTCGTTGACGTTGTCGTTGACCGCGGTGTCTTCCCCGTTAATCCACAGATGGCAAGAACCTTTGAGGGCGATTGCATCCCATGTGAGTATGCTCTCGCGTGTAGCCTCTTCGCCCTCCACGCGGTCTGACGATGAGTGTTCGGCGGCAAGAACATAGCGCACAAGACGGTCTGGCGAAAGGAGGAACGCCGAATTGCTCCAGCCAAGACGGTCAAAGGTGGGTTCACGTTTGAACTCAATGTCGCCGAACACGGTGTGAATGGCAGTGACGGTCCATCCAAACTTGTTGGTCTTGACGTCTATTTTCACCTCCGGATGCTTCGAGAAGTCGATGCACTGGATATTCTCAAGGAAGTTCTTGCCGCAGAGTGCCAGGCCACTGCTCGGAACATCCTCGCCAGTGAAGTACATCTTGGCAAGTGCGATGAACTCTTCGTAAGTCCATTTGCCGAAATGCTGGATTTCTTTCTTCACTTGATGGCGTACACCCTCCGAGAAGTAAATATCCTGCACACCGACTTCGGGAGTGTTTACCTTTATCTTGCCCTTGCGTCCGGCAAGTAGGGAACGGTTGGTGTCGCACTTGAACTTGGTGATGGCCGCCTCGGCTATGATTGCCTTGGTAAACGGGATGCGCTTCTTGACGGCATCGAAATAGTCCGACACAATGCGGTTCATGCCACGCTTCTGCAAGTACACGCGAGTGGGCTGAGGAACAAAGAGGTCGGGGTCAACTTTCTTCTGCGTCTCGTAGAGAGCATTGCCGAGAAGAATAAGTTTTGTTCCGGCTGGGATGGCAGGTGTGGTGCAATACTCGGCATCGGAGGTTGACTTGGGGCCGTTCACGGCGCGACAGATGGGGTTGCCTGTTGTGGGGTCGTGACCGACAACAAACAGCATGAGGTCTTTGCCGGGCGTTGCCTTGCTTCCGTCCTCGGTATAGCCGTCAACGCCAACGGCAAGCAACGTACCGTAGGGGCGCGGAATCTGCTGGTCATCGCCGTCAAGTGAAACTACGAACTGATTGCTTGCGCCTTTGGCAACGGCAGCGTTTGTGGTCACGCAGGTGCGCGGCTCGTCAATCATGTAGTGGTCAACTTCGGGCGATGTGACCTTTACACGCTTTGCTTTCAGCGCAATCTGCATGAGAGGGGTGTCATCGCCCTTAAACTTATAGAGTTCTTCGTCAAGGTCGGGCTGCACGAGGTTGCCACCGTCAATGCCGCCAGTTGCCCCTGCGAGATTGCTCACAGTAGCGGCTGCTCCGCTTACCTGCGAACTGACTCCGGCTGAGCCGGGGGTCGGGGTGGGATTTGCACCACCAACATTTACTGTTTTTCCGTCCATGGTTGGAAAAATTTTGTGATTAAAGATTTAATTATTGTCGTTTTCAATGAAATTGCCTTTGCCTATTCCACCAGTCGCAGATGCAAGATTGCTGACGGATGCGGTCGCGCCTGCAACATGACTGCGGATTCCTGCCGACCCTTTTGTCGGAGTGACCTTATAGCCCTCATCGGGGCAGTGTACCACAACGCCGTCCATGACTACATGGCTTCGTTGGCGAGGTCAAACATAGACTGTTCCTTTCGTGTCGGTGCTCCTCCCTGTCCGTTCTTACCGCCGATTGGGGCAGTGCCGTCACCTTTCTTGCTCTTGCGCAGTTTCTCTACAACTTTGGCGTTGCGCCCTGCAATCTCGCCCTCTTCTCCGGCGGCCGCTACATCGGCATCGTAGTTGAGAGCCTTGCAGGCCATGTCAAGAGTCTCGGTGCTGAACTTACCCATGACACCGTCACGGACAATGCCGAGCAGGAGTTCAACGACCTTGTCAATCTGCTCATCGCTCATGCCGCGCTCGGACTGGAACTGACGGAGAGTTTCAAGAGTGGTGTCCATATTCTTCTCATACTCTTCGTCAAGTTTCTTGGAGTTTGCTACGCGCTCGACATAATCCTTGTTGGCTTCGGCTATCTTGTCCTGCATTTCGGGGTCGTCAAGGACATCCTTGATTTCCACACCGAAGTTGCGGACGAGGCCGAGAACAGGGTCGGTGCCGTTGTGCATATCGGTAAGGAACTGCGCACTTCGAGGGTCGGCCGCGAACATATCCGACAGAGATTTCTCCCTGCCGCGATACCCCTCCAACTCTGCCTCGTAATTGTCGTAATCATCGGAAATCTGTCCGTAGATTTCCTCATCGTCCTCGAATTTCTTTTCGGGGTATTTCTTGCGCAGCCGTTCAAGGTGTTGGTCGCGCCTGCTCTTAACTTCGTTATTATCAGCCATTATTTTGAAAATCTTATGGTTGGGTCATTATCTATGCGCAAAAATAAGTCTATAAATTTGGGCGCGACTTTTAAGTTTTGTGACGTGAATTAGGTAACTTTGCATAAGGAGCTACCAATCAACATCGCAATGGAATAGATGGCTAAACATTTCGGCTCTATAATGGATTTCACAAGCCAGCGCAATAATGACCTCATGCGTGCGTATCGTGAGCAACTCGCCTTGGCGAATTGCATTATTATGCCCGAAATTTTTGAGAAGGTGGCTGAATCACCTGCAAGACGCTTTTGGGTTTCCGAAGAGCGGGCCGCCGTGGAGGTGGCGCGTATGTTGGTTGGTAAGCCATTTTCGCGTATGCGTCAAAACAAACGCGAGATGTTTGAAGAGATATTTCGCAGGTACTTGGCTCTCCGCGATTTGCACCCCGATAAATCGCTCTTTGAACTGGTGTCTAAGGTTGTCCATCAGCCTTCGCCGAAATTCTACCTTACACCTCGCACAGTAGGAGAACTCATATACCGCATTAAGAATGGTTGGTATGACAAGCAGTTTGACCGATATAGACAAGATATTGACGGAGAATGATCGCCGTAATGAGGTGATGTATGCTTCGTTCAACCCGATTACTGGAGAGGGTTCTATTGGGGAAAGGGTCAAGGTATCTATCTCCGATTTCGTCATGCCTGTCCAGTGGTTGCCTGCGGAAATGATGTCTATCCCTTTTGTCAGCAAACTGGTTAAGGCAGGCTCTATTGACAGATTCCTTTCGGATGTCCTGCACGTTGAGCCGAACGACACAGACCATGACAAGGTTTCCGAGAAGTTTATACGCCTGCGCTATCGGCATGATTTCCCATTCTGGGCTGCATCCCTTGTGTGGATTCACAACAAGGATGCAGGTTCTGATGTATTATTCCGGCTACGCTATCCGCAACGCATACTGGTTTCGCGCTTTGAAGAGAAGCGCAAGGCAGGCTTGCCTATCCGTCTTATACTGTTGAAAGCACGTCAGTGGGGCGGCTCTACTACCACCCAGTTGTATATGGCGTGGTTGCAGTTCTTCCACAAACGAGGACTGAACTCCCTTATCATCGCACATCAAGGCACGGCATCCGATGAAATCAAGGATATGTTCGACACGATGATTAAGGAGTACCCGATTGAATTGCTCTATGACATGGGCGCGTCATACGACCGTAATGCCCCGAAGATGGTCGGTGTCGGTAAGTCCGGCTCTACATCGCGCGTGCCACAGCGCAACTGCAAGATTAAGATTGGTACTGCCGAACGTCCTGACGGTTGCCGTGGCGGTGCTTATTCGCTCGTCCACCTCTCCGAGGTCGGGATATGGAAAAAGACTGACGGCAAATCTCCCGAAGATATTGTGCGCTCTGCCTGCTCGGGTATTCTCCTGCGTCCGCTCACTATGATTGTTATGGAATCTACCGCTAATGGTACTGGCAATTTCTTCCACACCGAATATTCTGCGGCCGTTGACCCTAACACTCCGTCCCAGTTTGAGGCATTGTTCATAGCGTGGTTTCAGATCGAGCAATATTCCCTGCCGTTTGAGAGTGGCGAAGAGTTGCGCGAATTTGCAAAATGGCTCTACGACAACCGGGAGAATGACAATGTTCTGTCATCGCGTGAAGAGTGCGGAAAATATCTTTGGTGGCTGTGGAAAAAGGGCGCGTCACTGGAAGCAATCAACTGGTACATCAAAGAGCGTAGCGGTAAGAACGACCACGGCATCATGGCTTCCGAGTTTCCCTCGGATGATGTTGAGGCTTTCGTCCATTCCGGCACAATGGTGTTCGACAAATATCAAGTCGAAGAATTTGAAAAGGCTTGCCGTCCTCCCCGATATATTGGCGATGTTTATGCGGATGGTGACGATGGCGAAAAGGCTCTTGAAAACCTGCGCTTCCATGAGGACAGGCAGGGTCAGTTCTGCATTTGGGCAAAGCCCGAAGATGATGACGAAGTGGAGATAACCGACCGATACCTTACGGTCGTTGACGTGGGCGGTCGCTCTGCAAAAGCCGACTGGTCTGTGATTCTTGTTATCGACCGATTGAACATGATGGAGGGCGGTCGCCCGGCTGTTGTCGCCCAGTGGTACGGACATTGCGACATTGACCGCCTCGCGTGGAAAGCTGCGCAGGTGGCAGCCTATTACAATGAATCGCTCCTTGTCATAGAGAGCAATACACTGGAAACACATGACCGCGAAAGGCAGGTTGAGGGTGGCGACCAGTCGCAATATATTCTCAATCAGATTTCAACTATCTATCCCAACCTTTACGCTCGCCGTCAGTCCGAGGACGAGATTAGGCAGGGCGTTCCGCGCAAATATGGCTTCCACACCAACATTGCCACAAAGCCGATGATTATCTCAACACTCGTCAAGGTCATACGCGAACACCTCTACACGGAACGCGACAAGCGGTGTCTTGATGAATATCTAACCTATGAGCGTAAGCAGAACGGCGCGTATGGGGCAATCATCGGCAAGCATGATGACTTGCTTATGACACGCGCTATCGGTATGCACATCTGCTTCTATGAAATGGATATGCCTCGGATTATCCCCAAACAGCATGGACCGGCTAAAAAAAGAAAAGGCCCCGTTTCCGAGGCCGTTTTCTGATTGGTACTGGGTTCGTTATGCCGCAAGCATGCGTTGTGCCTGCTGTGCGGCTTGCATATTCGCTCCTTGCTGTGCTTGCTGTGCCAGTTCGGGTGAAATTCCTTCGGGTATCTGACCCTGCTCCAGTTGTTCGCGTTGGCTCTTGATGCTTTGCAATAGTCCGTCTGCGAATGGGAAGTCGCCATGTTCAAGCAACTGCTCTACGGAGATTGCCTGCGCTTTCCACAACTCCATCAGCATATCGTTCACGATTGCGCGGTATGCAGGCGTTGACGTGCTTTCGACAATTGACAGGTCAAACTCAACGTCACGGATTTTGCGTGGGTCATATTCAACGATAGCCGAGTTCTTGCCTGCGATGTTGAAAACTCTCGGAGTATCGTAGTATTGCTGAATGTTCTTGACATCCTTTGTAGCCCCGTCCTTGACGAACGAAGAGAACGTATCCAGTAAGTCAAGCAACGATGTAGTGGCGTTCTGCGCCTGCTGATTGTAGAGGCTTGCCGCCATTCCCGAATAGCCGGGCTTGCCCTGCAATGCGCCGTTCACGCCCGATATGTCCTCAAAGAATTTAAGCTGCATATTCAGCAACTCGGTTATGCCTATCTGCGTGCAGTTGTTGGCAACCTGCTGTGGCAGGGCTGTGCCTGCCTTTGGCTGTCGTATCATTATCACACCATTGAACCGCGCCCACTCGTCTGCAATATCTTCTATTGTCATACCCTTTGGCAGACAGTCCTCCGGGAAGAGAAGCACGCCCTTGGCACTCGCACGCATAATCCAGTCGTACATCGTGATGAGGCGGTTGGTGTATCGCTGTTGGTCGATCACGTTGCTGACGAAAGAATGAATCTCGCCGTCAATGAACGGATGCGCTTTGAAAACGTATGGGTGGCTCTTGTGTTCGTAGGGCGTTTCTCCCTCTTCCAGTATGTCGCCGAAAGGAGTGAGCAGATAATAATACCAGTAGGAATCCATGAACCATTCGCACTGAATCAGCGGAACGTCACTCTCGTCCATGCCCAGTTCCTGCGCCTCGCGCTTTCGCTCTCGGTTCACACTGCCGACAAATTCCTCATAGTCCTCCAGTTCGATTTTGAACACATCGCCGTTGTTGACATCGTGACAGCGGTAGCGAGGCTTGATCTCCTTGCGCCACACCTCAATCACACGGCATCGGGTAATGTCGCGTGGAACGAGGAAATCATAGTATCCCTGCAACGGATGACCGAAAGATTCAAATGCCGCGCCCAATACATTCTTGTCACGGGCATCTTTGTATATGTCAGCAAGACGTTTGTAGTCTGCTGGATTATGCGCGAACCGCTCACACAATTCTTCAAACGATATGTCATGCACCTCTCCGAGGCAGGACACGTCCCAACCACGGAAGTCGCGCATATTGTTGTCGATAAAGAAATTGTTTGGCTGAACATAGTCCGTCCAACAATCCAGTCTATCATTGCGCCAGCCATACCACTTGCGCTGTACCACAAAGCCGGAGATTAAGAACTCTTCCATGCATCGGGCGTTAATCTCGGTCATGCGGTTGAGCTGCATATTGCATTGCAGGACGATTGACATCGTTTCGCCGTATTTCTGCTCATCGCGGTCACGCGCTGTGCAGGTAGGCTCTTTGGCCTGACTGCGGTACACACCCAGTACAGCCTGCACCATTCGCCGGATAAGGTTGTTCTTCAGTGCGACATTGCCCTGCGACTTGATGTAGTCCTCTTCCCTCATCATCTTGCCGTCAACGCATATCAAGTCATCCCACTGCCTGCCGTAGGTGTAGTTCTTGTTGCGTTCTCGGTCTTGACGGAATGTTTCCATCGCCTGCCAATACTGCTGCGCCTGCCAAAGAACATCATACGCGCGGTTACGTCCCAGGCCCTTGCTGTGTGCCACGCTGTCCATTTTACTCTTGGGCATCACGCGGCTTGCTTTATGTAATTTCTTCTTTGCCATATTGGTTGTTGTTATTGGGGACGATGCAAAAATAATATCGCGCATCGTCCCCAATCGTTTAACTATTGTGCCGTGTTGCGCAGGTCTGTAACCATCATTCGTTTAAGGTTGATGATTGCCTGTGTGCATGAATCGCGTTGCTCCGGGGTAGTGGCGCGTAGCCATTCCTTGGTCAGCGCGTCCACATCGCGCTTGTAGTCGCTGATGATTTGGTAGCGTTCAAACTCCGGCGTGGCCTCCAACTCGTCAAGCAGGTCATAGTACCGGTCCTCGTCACGCTCCTTGACTTTATTGACCGCACTCACGCGCTCCTTGGTCGCATTATATTCTTCATTCCAAGTGGCGAGAGAGTCAGTAACAGCCTTGTCAGTTTCTCTCACAAGGCGTTCTTTTGCAAGAGTGTTACTGCGCTTGCGGTACTTGTCCATGATTTTCTCGCGTTGTTCATTGCCGTAGGCCCAACCGGTCAGTGGTGCGCCACGCCTTACCTTGTATCGGGCATAACGCTCGGCGATTTCGTAAGGGGTCATTTGGCTTGCCTCTTCGCCGGTCGCTCCCAACTCGTCAAAATAGATTTTGTCAAGTTGGCTCTGCGGACAGTTGATAATCCTTGTCATGAGCAGGGCGCACTCGCGTGAGGTCTGTGCATCATCACCGCACACGTCCATGATGGCAACAACAGCGTCAGTCAAAGACTGGGGATTGACACCGACAGCCGACTGCACAAGCAGGTTGATAACATCGTTCATCGCGGAAACCTCGTCAGTGTTCCACTTTGTCCAGATGTTTTCCAAGTCGCTTGCCAACGGCATATCTTTCGATGCAACCCACGGAGTTATCTTTTCGCCTTTTGCCCATGCGTTGAGCGTGTTGCTGTACACGTCACCGCCGGTCAGACCCTCGATGCTTCCGAACATGGTGTGCGTGAATACGTCATCCCACATCTTGTCTTTCTCGTCATCGTCATCGCCGAAGATGAGGTATGGCAGGTATGCGCCCAAGTTCCATGCGAGTTGCAGGACGTAGCCGAAGATTCCGACACGCACAAGGTCGCGTATGATACCACGGCGGTATTCCTGCTTTGCGTTGCGGTCTGCCTTGTCGGGGTCTATGCCGTCACGCCTCATCTGCTTTGCAATGAATTCTTCCGACATCGCCTTATAGCCGGGTGTCAGTCGGCGGCCGATGTTACGGATTGAATCATAGAGTTGTCGGGTGTACGACATTGACGAGTTGCGGAACACGGTAAACAGCACGCTCAACCATGAGCGGTCAACCTGCATGGTGGATAGGAACGCGCCCTCGCTTGACTGCTGGGTCTGATTGAAGAGGATTGTTGCATCCTGCTTCGCTCTTTCCTCGGTAACATCGGGGTCGTATCCCTGACGCTTGTACTTGGCGAGTTTGGTCTGATACATGGCGTGTGCGCCGATTGCTACTGTCAGAGCGTCCACAAAGGCGTTGGGAGACATACCCACGCGAGAGGCAAGTTCAACAATACGGCTACGCCACATCTTCCAGTCCATTTCGGATTTTAGCAGACGCGGGTCGCCTGCCATACGGCTGCGCCAACGCTTTTCAAACAGCGGAAGATTCTCCATAGACCAACGCCATGCACCTATCGGGTTGGCGATATTGGCGGCAAGGTATAAGGGGTTGCTGTCCGAAGCATAGGCAGGCATAGAAAGGAACTGCTTTAATGCCGTGAATACTCGGAAACTTACCTTTGCGGCTGTAACACCTTTGGCGATGTTGACTGCCATTTTGTCAAGGTCTGCAATCGGCGGTCTGTATGCGCCTGCGGCCATACTGCACACATTGCGGAAATTATTCCACAGCGTCTTGCCTGCGCCATACACACTGCTCATGTTCATCACTTGGTTGCGGAAACGCTTGTATGAAAGCAGTGTGTTGAGGTCGCGGTTGAACTCGGCGAAAGCTGCCCAACGCTCCATCTGCTGAAGATGATCGAGAATTACCGAGAACGCATTTGCACCTGTCACGTCAAGGGCGAGATTGTTGCGTCTGCGCTTGATGATACTGCCAGTAGAGGTTGCAGGCAGGGCGGTGTCTGTCGTATCGTCCGCCACGTCCACATCTTCCAGTCTTGCGTTGGCAAGTATCTTCAATGGGAAATAGTTTTCGATAGCGGCCATTGATGCGCCGAACATACGCTTGTGAACTTCGTTATACTCGTTGCGCTTGTCAACAAGGAACTCTTCCTGCATCCAGTCTGCAAGCTGCATGAATTTCGGGTCAAGGAAATTCTTGATGTCCTCAATATCTTCCTCGGTGATACCCATACGGCGCAGCTTCATACGGCCGTCACTCATCTTGTCAGCCATATAGATGTAGAGCAGGTTGCCCTGCGTCAGTTCATGGTCTTTCATCTCGCCGCCGTCAAAGAACCTTACGGACGCTTTCGGCAGTTTGCGGTCGATGGTGAACAGGTCGCCCCACGTCATATCCTTGCCGTATATCTCGCTGACTTTAGCGTCAAGCACTTTCAGAGCGTCACGATACCCGGTGTACTCCTTTTCGGTGGCTGTTACCCAGTCGCGCATATAACGGTTCCACAGATAACCCTCGCCCCGTGAGTTCTTCTTGCCGAACATTCTCAACATCTGGTCGAATGTGGCGAGAGGCGAAAGCAGGAACCGGGCTAAACTATTGTTCGCCATTTTCTGCATTCGGTCATCCTTGTGGTGTTCATCGGTCGGTCTGCCTTCCATGTCGGAGTTTGCTTTGTGGTGGATTTCCTCAACGCGCTGTTTCTCGGCTTCGCGCCATGCTTTTGCACGCTCAACGCTTTCAGTCAGCACACCGCCTACCTGCTCAACAAGTGAGTGGAACGCCTCGGCACGCTCAATCTTATTCTGACGAATAGCGTCCTCGGTGGATTCTACATACTGTCGGTATGCGTCCTCGGTCATCTGACCTGCATCTTTGGCTTCCTTTCCTTCCCTTATAGAGTCGCGCAGGGTCTTTTCCTCGGCTTTGCTCTCGGTGATGTCCTCAACATACTGGCGTGCGATTTGCAGACCTGCATACTCAATCGTTGCTTCGTCCGCAATGGCTTGGTCGGTACTGCTCATGCGGTTGATGGCTTCGGCAATGCGGTTATCAATGTCATCTTTGGGCAGGGATGTTGCCTTTCTCACCACCTGCGCTATGCGCTGTCCGTCCGGGTCAAGTTCGCCCTGCACCTCAATACCGCGTGCATCGACACGGCTACCGCGAATGCTCAACAGCCTGCCAAGGGTGTTTGCACCCATGCGCAACTGATTGTCAACCATGATGTCCATGACCTTTTGAACGTACTGGCTCACGTCCTGCTTGCCAACTACATTGTTGATTGCCCCCAGTATTCTCTTGGTTTCATACTTGCTCAAATCATCAAGCAGATTATTATCCATGAGGACACGGGCGAGGTCGGCAACACTCTTAACGGTCGTAATGTCATACTCGCGCTGACGCGCCATTGCCTGACGCAGATGGTTGAGGTTGCCACCGATAGCACGCATGGCATCACGTTTTGCCTGTAAATTCCCTACATTGGCCTGCATAGCCTCGGCTTTCATCTTGGTGATGGTTTCTTCCAGTCCCAGGCTGGGGTCACGGAATCGGGTAACATCGTCAGCGTCATAGCCGGTCCGTCTGCGCATTACAACGTCCTCTGCATCGGCAAAGACACCTTTCTTGCGCAGGTTCTTCCATGACTTGTATAGGATGTAGGAAAGGTCTTTATCGTTGAGGCGTATGCTCTTGGCGATTTTCAGACCTTGCAGGAACTTGTCGAGGAAAGCCTGCACTTTGGCTTTGATTTTGCCCCAAAGCGTCAGTTCGTCACGGCTAATCTTCTCAAAACCCTCGCTCCCGATTCGGCCGCCGAGGTCTGACATATATTCCTCGGTGGCTTCCTTGCGGAACTCCTCGCGTTTCTTCTCGGCTTCAACACGCGCCTTTGCCATGTCGGGGAAGTAGTTGGCGTTAACATCCTCCCCGGCACGCTCATGGGCCTGTGCCTTGCGCACGCGCAGGCGGTCGGCTTCCTCACTTACCATCCTGTCGGTCATCTTGTCAATGACTTTGCGAATAGGATTGGAAGCGTGGTCGTAAATCTCGCCGAGGAATTCATCGAAGCGTTCCTCTCCAATGAGCGCGCGCAGACCCTTGTGTCCTGCAACCTCATGGACAAACGTATTGTCCACATCGGCTACATTAACGTTGTTGGGCAGGACGATGACAACCTCATCATCCTTTGCGCTCCACCAGCCTTTGGCACGCCTCTCTCTGCGAGTGGGGAGTGCATCTGCCTCTTCCTGCGTCCTTACAATGCGGACTGGGGTGTTGGCTCTTGCCGACAGGTCGGCGACACGCGCTTCTTTGGCTTCGGTCGATGATTCGTAAGCGTCAAGGTAGGCGCGTGCCTTTTCAAGACCTGCGTCCCATTCTCCTGCGTTCACTCGATCGCGCAGCTCATTGAGCATAGGGATGTCGGCTTCTGCCACGCTTCCGCTGATGTCACCGAACTTTGCGCCACGCTTGGCGAGTTCGGCACGGAGCATCGGGGGAACGGCATTTATGGGGAACGTAATATTTTGGTTGCCCACGCGCTCCATGATGAGGTCTGCAACCTCGCTCCACGGAACAATGCGCCCCGGCTTGAAATAGCGCGACAGCATGGTCTGAACCTTGGTGTCATCGCTCAACTGACCGTTGACGCTTCCGCTGTGCCAGTCCATAAGACCTACGGAATCCTTTGCGCCCTCGGCCTGATAGCCGCTCGTTTCCTCGCTTTCGGGGTAGTAACCCTCGACAACAAGAAGTTCGGGGCGGTCGTAGGCGGCTGTGAACTGGTCATTGAGCGGAGAGGTACGGATATGGAAATATGGATTGTATGCCACATCCCCGGTGGTGCGTCCGTTGCCCTGCACAAGGTCGGCTTTGCCGTTCTCCTTGCGCATACCCTCTTCGCTCTGCTCCCAACGGCTGAATATCATAGGCGCACGCCATTCGCCGTTCTGCTTGGCGGTCATAGGCGGCAATACGCCCATGTTGGCCCACTGCGAGTAGCGGTAGCCTTTCTTCAGCGGCTGTGCGTCAAGGAAGTCAAGCAGCTCACGCTCGGCGACAAGGCGATACTTGTTGCCGTCCCCGGTGGATTCTGATTTAGAGCCTTTGCTGTCCTCGTCCTCATCATCTTCGGATGTAAACGTAATGTCCGTTGCATCCTCAATGTTGGCATCCATTTCGGCATACTTGGCTTCTTTCTCTTTGAGTTCCTCCTGCATGGCAAGAGTGTACTCTTCAAGTTTCTGTTCCAGTTCCTTGATGCGCCCGCCGTGTTCAAAGGGTTTGCCCTTATCTTTCAGCAGGGTTGCGAGGTCGGTTTCATTACGTTCTTTAGCGTTGACCCATGCCTCACGATTGGAACGCTCTTCCTTACCGCTTGTCACGTTATCAACAAGTTCGTTGATAATGCGCTTCAACGGTATGTCGCCGTAAGAACGCTTATAATCTATGTCATCGGAAACAACATCGTGCTGGACTTGCACATCGAACGCCAACGTACCCTGACCACCATACCCGGCCATCTGACTGACATGAGTAGTCATTGTGAAATGGATGTTGCCGATGTCAAATGTCAGAGTGGAGGTTATAGGCTCGTTCTGCTGAACACTCTGCTTCTTTGCCGCCATAGACTTGTTGTGAGCCTCAAAGACTTTCTGCATATCATCGCGGCTCTCGTATGTCTTGCCGTTGATTGTGATAGTCGTGGGGTTGTTTTCAAGTAAGGCGAGAATTTCATCACTGCGTGCAATATCGTTGCCAAACTTTTCAATCAGTTCACGAAGTCTTGGCTCGGCTCGATGGATATACATCTGATGCTGTCGGTGCTGGTCTTGCTTTGCCTGCAACTTGCGCAACTCTTTCTCTGTTTGGTTCTGAAGCATGGCATACTGACTGCCCGACAACTCTGCGGTGATATTGCCGAACTCATCTCCCACTTCTTCCAGTATTCGGTTCTCAAGGTTGTTAGCAAGCAAATCCTTGGAGTGCATGATAGCGTCTGCAATAGCACCTTTGGTTTTCAGTCGCTGATATGCCGTTACATCAAGGCTGTCCTCAACGCCGAAGCGGATAACCCTTACTGGAATACCCATTTCTTTGTGCATATTGCCTTGACGCAATAGTCTGCCCATTCTCTGCCAATAGTCCATAGGACGATTGGGCGCGTCTATGTGCATCAGCGTGTGAAGACGCTCCTGTATGTTCACGCCTACACCAAGACGCTGTGTTGTGCCAAGTATCACACGAATTTCTCCGGCGTTGACCTTTGCAAAGATTTTCTCTTTTGCCTTGTCGGTCATGCCGTCACGCATGATTACAACCTGCTCGGCAGGTACGCCCTGCGCAATCAGTTTGGTGCGGATGTCATCGAATAGGTTGAACTCGACAGCCCCGGTTTCCTTATTCTTGCGCTGATAGTTGTCGGCGAAGATTGCAACAGTACCATTGTATGCCTTGCTGTCCTCTAACGAGCGGAGAGTCTGACGCACGGCTTCATTGGTCTTGCTGTGTGGGTCATCGGGGGCGTTAGCCATGACAAGACGAGCGTCAATGGCGGCCGCCTTGGCTATGCCATACATGACGAGCGGAATGTGACTGTTTTCTTTTTTCTCCTGCCCGCTCATCTCATCGTAGGCTTTGAGTTGCGCCCTAACGAATTTGAGAACGGCACGCAGTCCGTTGGTCTGCGGCAGGTAGAGGTCAGTCGGCTGTCCGCCTTCCAGTTCGGGGATTTGGCTTTTTACCTCACCTGCCTCAGCGGTGAGGACGGTGTCGGTAATACCAGCCCATATTCGTGCGAGTTCGGGGAGGTTGGAGTAACCTGCAAAGCGGTTATTCTCCTTATACGTTCCCTGCGTGGTAAATTCGAGCATCTGCTGAATGCTTCCGAAGTTGCGCACAAAATCATCGAAGTGCCAAATGTTATGGCCCTCCATGACCTCGCGCGGAAGCAGGTAGCGCATGAACGTCCATACCTCTGCGGCAGTGTTGGAAATTGGAGTACCCGTTGCGAAGATTACATTCCTGCCTCCACTCTTCTCCTGCACCGCCTTTACTTTGAGGTACAAACCTTGACACTTTTTAGAATAAGATGGATCTACGCCCTTGACTCCGCGTTGCATGGCTGTGGCAAATCCGAGGTGCTTGTATTCGTGCGCCTCGTCCACAAGGATAGCATCAACTCCGAGGTCATCAAAGTTGAGGGTGTCATCGGTGGCGCGGTTAAGCATTTCTTCCGCGCGAGTCTTGGCGTTTTCCTTTGCGATTGCGGCTCTCTTGCCGTCTTTCTTCGGCTTTGAGCCGGGCGTAACCATGACGCGCTCCATCACTTCACCCTCGGGCGTTTCGGTATCGCTAAGTTTGTTCAATTGGTCGCGCAGATTTTCAACATCCTTTTTGAGAGCTGCAACGGCGCGTCCTGCCTCGCGGTCTTTTGACATAGCCTCTATAACGTCCATCTTTTCTTGGATGGATTCTTCTATGAATCGGCGTTCACGGTCGGGATGGTCGGGAATACGCTCCAGTACAGACTGGGGAATGACAACCATATCCCAGTCATTGTAACGTATCTTTGCATAGAAGTCCTTACGTCCCTCTGCATTGCGGTCTCTATCTTCAAGACTGAGAATGCGTGCATCCGGATAAAGTGCTTTAGCACTTGCCACAAACTGACCGAGTGTAGCGTTCTGCACTACAATCATCGGTTTCTTGGCTGTGCCAAGACGGCGCATTTCCATTGCGGTGGTAATGAGGGTAAAGGTTTTGCCTGTGCCTACCTCATGTGCAAGCATAAGGCTCTGCATCGTGCCTCGCACAATGGCTTTAGCCTGATGTTTGCGCATCTTGATAGGCTTTCCGCCGATAACTCGCGCGGCTCCGTCAAAGTATTCGGGAATATACTCATCGGGGATGGTCATTGGCGCGGAGTTATTGAAGATGTCGTTGTATCTTTCCTCAATTTCCTTTGCCAGTTCGGGGTCGGCTTCCATACGAGAGCGCAACCATGACTTGAAGTCATCGCGGATTTCGTCAACTTTGGCGGCGCAGGCAGATGTCGCTTTGGGGTCGGATATGGTGGGACCGTCTTTCTGTTGTTTTGAAACACGGATGGTGCGGTTGGTCATTGCAGCCTCGATCAACTCTGTACCAGTTATGACCTTGTCGCAGATTTCACTTCGGATACCGAATGATTTGTCCTGCTCTCCAGTCCATCGTGGTTTATCCATAGCCCACATACCACCTGCATAAGTGAGTTTCACACTTGCGCCTGTGCGTTCCTTGACATATTGTTCAAAGAGTTCGGGGCGCAACCATGAAGAGCCGATGCTGAACTCTATGAAGTGAGATGGGATGCTGTGAGGTACGACCTTGCGCAGGGCGGTGATGTTTGGCGTATATCTTCCGTCCTCGTTGTTGGCTTCCGCCTGTTGCATCTTCTCGCGCACATTGCCCGAAAGGTATTCGTGAGCGGCTTCCATTGAATGCGTGAGTGGGTTCTCATATCCGAGGCCTGCTTCAATTACCTCACGGCGAACGTCTGCCTCATTCATTCCGAGTTGCTCTGCAATATACCGGGTGTCAAGTGAGCCAGTCTGACGGATACTGAGCGTTACTCCGTCGCGGACGTTGGTCGCCTTGGGCTGTTCGGGACGGACAACGACACGGCGGCTGAATATATCAGCCTTGCCAAACACCTTTTTGTGTTCAAGGCCTTCCTCACGATACGTTTCAAGAGCAATCACGGAGGGATAGTCAACGTCATTCTTCAGCCATGCCAGGCCGTTATTGCCATGCAGGTGTCCGTATGTAGTCACAAAGGAATCAAAGGCGCGGTTTAACGCTTTGAGTTTCGGCTGTAATCCCTCATCGGAATCAGATGCCTTTTGGTATTCAAGCAGGTCATTGAGTGCTTTCTTGATGGCGTTGTAATCTTGTACCACCTGTGCGCGAGTACGTCCCTTGACCTTGTTCTTGTTGAACTGGGCGATACGTTCATCTGCACTTTTCGGACTCTTGTTATCAAGTTTGGACATGAGCGGACGCGCCGTTCCGTCATAGTTGACGCAGATACGGCCCTGCGAGTCCACAACGATTGTACCAGTCTTTACCTCGTTGCCAACCTTATCATAGGTCGGAACATACTCATCGCGGTGGTTCATGACCGTGGGAGCGGTTTCTTCCGCTGTGTCAGCCAAGTTCCGCTTCATGTCCTCAACCCATTGGCTCAACAACTGCGACTGGTCTTTCTCCTTGACTGGATACAAACCTTTGCTTTCGGGTCGGAAACTGGTGTCGCCCTTTTCAAAACCGAAATGCATTTCTCCTGCCATGTATTCGGGATGCTCAACATAGTAGCGGTTGTATGACATTGAAAGCGTTTTGATGATTGGTACTTCACCAACATTCTTGACTTTCTTTGTCTCGCCAGTATTATACTCGGCAGTGCGCACTCCTGTTGTAAGTGAGCAATCAATGGCAAGAGGCGACTTAACGCCGTTCACACGCTTGCGCACAACAATTATGTCGGATGTGGCATTAGTGCCTCCGAATGTTTCGTTGTGCATACGGAACATACCAACGATGTCTGCATTCTCTCGGTTGGCAAGCCACTTGTATAAACGGCCAGTGCCGTCCATTGAGCCTGCTGTGGTGATAAACACACCGACACCGCCGTCACACAGTTTGCGTACGTTCTTTGCTATACAGAAATCGTGGATTGATGTCTTGAACTCTTTTGAGATGTCTGCATCACCGCTTGTATCGGCGACTTTCAAGCCGGGGACAAACGGAACATTGGTTATGACAAGGTCGTATGTGCCAGTCTCTATCTTGACTTTCTCGAAGCCGTCAATATCAACAACGGCATCGGGATAAAGCAGACTGAGCATTTTGCCTGTTGTCGGGTCTTTCTCAACGGCGCGGATATAACTGCGCTCACTGAGGTCTTGTGGCATCAGACCGAGGACATTGCCGATACCTGCTGAACCTTCAAGGACGCGGCCGCCCTTGAATCCCATGGCACGCGCAATATCCCACATTGCATCTACAATGTAAGCAGGGGTAAAATATGCCGAGTTGCGCGACATCTCCGCGCCCTCATCATACAATTTATCGCCGAGAAGTTGCCTCAGTTGTCGGCTTGTATCCCAGTCGCTGAAAGCCTTGCCGAGTCCACCCCAACCGCTGAAAGCACGAAGTTTCTTCATGTCGGCGGCTGTGGGTGCTTCACCGCTCGCTTCAAGTTTCTTCATCGTCTCAATGGCGGCGATGTTGGCTTTGATGCGTGCGCTCTCGCTCTTGGGCGCGACTTCGGTGCCGCGCTCAACGTGGTTGTTGTGAACGTTCTTGCGTTCTTTTTCGGGCAGGCGTTCTAAGGCTGGCTGCGTAGCCACGTCATGTAATCCTCTGCCTCCTGCTCGGTCAGCATCAGAATCCATGCCAGTGCTTCCACTGCCTGCTTCTCCGGCAGGTCTTTCAGTTTCACGCCGGGGTTCATCTCCTCCCACCTGCGTATCCTGCTTGAGTTGCTGTCGTTGTCCCCCGGCTTCTCCGGGGCGAGTTCCCATTTCAGTTTCTTCATGATTGCTTGAGTTTTGAGGATTGTCGAATAGACCACCGAATAAATCACCGATAGGTTGTTCCGGCTTCAAAGTTACATCTTTTTTGCGAGATTTCTTTGACTTATTGCCAGTCAGAGCTGCCACGGCATCGGCGGTGGCTTTCTTCTTCTTTTTCTCCTGCTCGGCGCGTGCGACACGCTGTGCCTCTCCGAATATGCCGTCAGCAGGTTTGATGCGCTCCCAGTCGGCTACCTCGGTTATCCAATTCTGACCGAACGAGTCAAGAATAGGACGGCCGTCCTTATCGAAGTCTGCGATGCGCTGTTTCTCCCACTTGCCATTGCCGTAACGGTCCCATAAGATTTCATCGCCTACCTTGTAGCCATTGTGAGTTTCTTCGGCTTTGGCAGAGGCTTTTTCTTCAGCAATGATTTTACCCATGCGCTCGGCTATCACGTCAGCCATAAGCCCACGCTGTCCGTAGTCGAACCATGCCTTTACAGCGGCAGGGTGTTCTTTCATCATCTCATCAAGACGTTCACTAATCCATTTGTCAACGAACTCTCCGACAACAGACTCCTGCACCCACTCGGAATTGTCGGCGCGGAATGTGTTAAGGAGGTTTTCGTCATGCCGTGCATCGAGCATTATTGCATCAACGCCTTTCCATATCGCGGCTGAATTATCTTCAAGCCACTTGGATACAGCCTCGTTGTCATTCGGGTCAGGGAACGAGGAACTATCCTCGGCGGTCGGTGCGCTTGCATGGGCAATCTCATCGGGGGAGATTTTGATTGTACCCGGCTCACCTTTCACACCAACGATGTAGTCAGTCAGTCGGGACGGCTCTCCGATGTTCTGCACATGGTTAGCCGATATGACAACAGCCTCGCGTCCGTCTTTCAAAGTGACGGTGCCGTGGTAGGCTCCTTCCTGCGGCTCTGCTTTTGCAGGCTCTTCGGCAGGTATTGAGGACGGCAGGTATTCCTTTGCTTCGCGCTGAATGGCTTTGAGCAAGGCTGCATAAGTTACATCTGCTTTAAGATACTGGTTGCTGCCATAGCGGTCGTACCCGGTGGCGTTGGGATTCTCAACGCGATACATTATGCCATTGACATAAAGGTCGTCACGGTAGTAGGGGCGATTGTGCGCTTCTCCCTCTTCGCGGTCAGCAGGCTCTAAGTCGATGTTGATTTTCAACTCTCGTTCCTCTGCCAATGGGATGGTGATGGTCACATCACCGCCCACGGGTGCGATATTCGCACTGACTACGGTTGGCTTCTTGCCACGCTTGGCGGTCGTGCTGCTTGTAACTTTTAGGTCTATGCCCAGATCCTTTAACAACTGCTTGGTGAGTTCTGCGGCATTGCTGACGGCTTTCTTCTCAGCATTGCGCATATAGCCGTATGCTTCGTTGAAATCCTTTTCTACTTCGTCAGCCTCATAGTAGCCGAGGAGTGCCAATTGGTCGTTGACTTCTTCAAGGGTGTCATCTACTCGTTTGAGGTCACGGAGGATGCGCTTGCGTCCTGCTTCTCCAGTTCCTGCGCTTTGCGCTGTAACTTCTGCTTCGCCTGCAACAGCCTCTGCTTTTTCTGCAAGAGCAGCTGTATCTGCTTCTGTCTGCTTGTCATTTTCTCTTCGGTTTTTGTTTCGGGTTTCGGTAAGTTCTTTCTGCGCCTGCGCGGATGCGGTCGAGGCTTTGCGCTCTTCCACAATCATAGCGGCCTGCGCGATTGGGTCAGCCTGCTTCTTGTCGAAGTTCTGAACGTCAAACGTGGCAACCTGCTCGGTCGGGGTAAAAGCGTATTTGTCGTAGCCGGGTGTCCAGCGTGCGCCCTCATAGAACGATTTAAGCCACGGACGTATCTTGTCGCCCAACAATCCCACCATCTTGGTGGCATAGTCGGGGAATGCCGTTGTGCCTCGCTCGATAAGGCCCATAGCAAAACGGATGCCTGCGGACTGGATGCGCTGACGTTCCTGCGGTGTCAGTTCGCCGGGGTCACGGAATTTGATGTCGGTGTCGCCCTCGTCATCGCCGATGCCGAGCAACTCGCGCAGCTCATTAGCCAACCACTGCATTTCATCATCGGAGATTTCGTGCTGTGCTTCCTGCTCTGCCTTGACTGGCTCGGCATGGTCGCTCAACTTGGTTTCGCCTTTGGTCGACAGGTCGGTCATCACATCTTCAAGGCTTACGCGGTTGATAGGTGCCTTCTTCGGCTTCCGTGCAGGCTTCTTCTCCGCAGGAGCCGCAGGAGCGACAGCCTCACGGAGTTCCTCGGCGGTCATGGGCTGTGCGTCCGCAACCGCTTCCTCGTTGCCAATCATCTCGGCGAGTTGGCGTGCGGCTTCCTCACTACGCATCATGTAACCACCCTGCTTGCGGTCATACCAACCACGAGAGGTTTTCTTTCCCTCGGTGAGAGGCTCACGCGCGAATGTGTCAAGAGCCGTCTTTTCCTCGGCGGTCAGTTCGCGGTTGAACTTGACAAGATGAACATCGCTCGTCTTGCCTTTCTTATTGGTGTAGGAGGTAGCCGTAATAGTGTATGGTTCAAAACTTTCCGCGCTCTCCGTTTGTTTATCTGCTGACAAAGTATTAACTTTGCGGTCAGAAGATATAACATTGTCGGACGTAGGAACAAGGTCCGGTCCCTCCGATTCACTCGGAGCCTCGGTTAAGCGCATTTCAGAACTGGGGGACAATTTCTCTTTAGGCGAGTCGAGCGTAGGGCCGGAAAGGGCACCGGCCTCCTCCGAAGATTCGGAGGGCAGTATGAGGAGTTGCCCGTCCTCACGTTCGGCCTGCTTTTTTATTTTTTCCAAGCCTCTATTATCGACCTCGTGCCAATGCACGATTTCCACGTTATCCTTGTTCTCGTTTACCTCAAGGACAACCAGTTTGTTGTTGCCTTTTCCGTCAGGCACATTGATGACAATCCAATTATTCGGGCGTGACAATGGCTTATTCTTGCCATAGAGAGTAGGATTGTACAATGCCTCGTTGAGAATGGCGCGGCTGACTCCGGGGGTCAGTTCATCATGGCGAAGAGCGTTTCTCTCAAAGATATTCTTCTTGATTATAACTTTCTTGCCATTCGTGGACAGTACACGCTGAACTATTTCGGGGAGCGTAGGTAGTCCGACAGTGCGTGTAGGTTCGGTAAAATCAGCGTCAGTAATGTCGGCGACTGATTTCACATCCTCAATTATGAGATTTCCGTTCTCGTCTATCGGGTTGCCTTGGCTGTCATAGCGAATAGGATTTACGCTCTTATACTCGGCAAAGGGCTTGGTCTTACGCCTGCTCGACTGAATCCATTTCTTGAACTCGTCCTTGCTGACGTGGGTAATCGCGCCGAGGCCTTGCCAACCATCTTCATAGTTTGAGAGGTAGGCTTTTCGGGCAGCATCCTCGGATGGGAAGCCGTACATAACCTTATGCTCATCAAACGAGCCGTCATCTTTCACTTGGTCGATGACAAACACATCGCCATCTTCGGGAGAATCGGAAAGGAATACGTCTATATGGTCTCCGTCCACACCCTTAGTGCCACGGATATAGCCATAGTCATTCTGCATCGTAGTTTCCCACTGCTTTCCGTCTGCACCGGTACCACGGCGCACACTTCCCTTGGGATTCTCGATGCTGATGTTATGACCGTCCACACGGCGGTGTTCCATTTTATAGTTGCCTGCCTCTTTCTGTGCCTCGGTAGGCTCTACTTCCTGTGGTGACGCTTCATGGTCAGTGCTCTCGCTGCCAGACGCTTCGGGTCTGTCTCCGACAGGTGTCTTACTTCCGCTACTGTCATCAGTCGGTTGTTGAGGCAATATGCTATTGCTGCCTTGATTTCTGCTTTCTCCATTATTGTTTTGGGTTATGTATTCATCTATGGTTTCTGATGACATATGACGCATGTCATCTTCGGTGATGTTATTCTCCTTTAAGGAGGCAAGAAGTTGCTCCTCTGCGGCTTCAAGATCCTCAGCCGACATGTGGAAATTTTCTTGATACCATTCATGTCGTATGTCATCCTCGTGCATCTCCAGCTCTTCAAGTTCAGCCCGGAGCTCCGGGTTGTAGCTGCTGCTGTTGCGGTGCATGGTGAGAGCCTGTTCGTAAAGTCCACGAGATGTCGGATTACTCCTCAGTGCATCAATCACCGCATTGCGAACATCCTGGTCGGTATAGATGCGGTTGTTGAATGCGACATTGTTGTCGCCTATGAGTTCCTCCCATATGCCGTGCACCAGCTTTGCAAAGCTCATGCCGTTTTTGTCGGATGTCATCCACGCATGCTCCCTGCGTTCTCCGATGTTTTCCTGTCCGTAGAGTTCGCCGGCAAGGTTTCCTGATCCGCTCCATTTCACACGCTTGTCGTTTGTGGACAGCCGTCGGGCTATCCATTCTTCAAGTGATTCGGGGGCATCCCAGTTTGCATATGATGCTGCATACTGTGACGGACCTTGTGCCTTGTCTTCACGCTCCTCACGCTTCCTCTGTTCAGGGCTGATATGGCGATTTGCAGTTTCATCCCTGAGCGTCTGCAAGTAGGCATCAAAGGCGGTTTCGGCTTTGCCTGGCTTGGTCTCCAGATATGCGGCTCTCTCCTGTTGGGCAAGTTGCTGACGTGCCTCAGCCTCGGCTGCTGCGGCTGCTGCTTTAGCTTGTGTGGCAATGCGCTCGGCTTCCTCAATGCGGCGTTGCTCTTTCTGCCGTTCCCATAGTTCGGCAGCCTTGCGCTGTAGTTCCTCGTTACGTTGCTTTTCAGCTGCGGCAGTGCGGTCTTGCATGGTTCGTGCGATGGCGATCCATTTGGCAAGATTGGCATCCGCAGCATCCACCATCGCGTCGTGGGCTTCCTCCCATTCAAGCAGCTCGTCAGGAGCAAGCGACTTTCCCTTGCCTGGATTGGGTGCGGATTGCTTTTTTATGGCATCAAGCTCGGCACGTTTCTGCTTTACCATGGCATCCGCCACACGCTGTGCTCGGCTCTCGTTGCCTTTGGCAGACTCTACGAGCGCATCCCATGCCAGCCCGCTCTCCACTGCCTCATAGTCGGGCTTCCCGCTCTCGGTAAGAGGCATGCGTGACAACGCACTCTGTGGCTGCTCAGCCTCATGCGCATCTGCATTGTCTTCTAATATCTTCTTTACAGGCTTCTTGAAATTGATTATCGGGTCGATGAAATAGACTTTGCCGTCAGCCCCGAGCAAAGCATTGTCACCGGTTACGTCAGTGACGGAGATTTCCTCGTTGCCATAGGTGTATTTGCCTTCTGGAAGCAGTCCTTTCTCTGCCAGTGCAGCTTCAATCTGTTCCTTGGTGGGCTGCTCTACACCTTCCACATAGTCCTGCGAGAGTATTACCCTGACATCGCCGAGGTCATCACTTATCCCCTCAAACTTATATGCAGTCTCAGGGAAGTATTTGTTATGTACAAGATGCTCATATATGACATCTTCGGGGTGCACGTTCCCCTTCATCGGGGATTTGGCATACGGATCCTTTATCTTATAGACGCGACCATCACGCTCGTGATTGTCATATACGACACTTTCACCGGTCTGCTTCTGCTTTTTTTTGCCTAACTGCGCTAATTCCTCTTTTGAACGATATTGACCGTTTCCTCTGGCAATCTCTACCAGCCTTTGGGATTCCGTTTCGCGTCTATTTCTCTCGTCATCCCATGGATTTCCATTCGGTTCAGTGGAAAGCCCTTCTTCATACATTCGTATATCGCTTCTATCTCGCGCTCGCGCCATGCTTCGGGCTGTGTCATCAACCACTGTGCCACGGTCTGTTTGCCGTCGTCCATCATTATCTTGTTGAGGTCTGTCTCCATTGTCGGTATTGTTTTCAGACAAAGTTACGGATTCTTCAGCAGAAGATTCAACATCATCGGCTGAAATCGGCGACTCATCCTGTATAATGTCACCCAACATCGCTTCTTGCTCAGCCTGGATGTTTGCGTATGCGGCATTGAGTTCGTCCACAGGGTTTATTGCAGCATCCACATGTTGCAGTTGGTCAGGGGAGGAGAATTCTGACTTATTTTTCTCAGGATCATACACAATGATTGAAGTTTCAGAATTGCGTACATCCACATTGCATTTGTCAGGCTCGGTTATATCATCAAACAAAGCGACATTTCCACTGACAATGAATACTGGGTGATTGCCCACTTTGGTGGTAGCGGGTATGATGGTGTTTAGTTTCTTATGAGTCCGAAGTTCAACACTATGCTCGACCTTGGCACGCTTACGGTCGGCTACCTCGTTGGAGGCGTCCATAACGCCGTCAAGAGCCGCCTTTGCGTTGATGTAGTAGAGGACAGCATCTTTCTGATCAACAGTCAGTTCGGGGTCATCTACCAACGCCCACGGATTTTCATTCACATGGAACATATAGTATTCGGTTTCCGAACCGAAAGCGTCCTCAACCGCTTGGTATGCTTCTTGCATACGCAGGGCGATAGCGTCCACATCAGCCTGCACTGTCGGGTCGCCCTCTTCAAAACGTCCGAACAATTCACGGCCCTGCTCATACTGGCTCTGCGCCTCTGCTTGCTCCGGGGTAGGCTCTGCGGCCTGCTGACGTGTCTCTTCGGGGAAGAGCCGTTCAAAATACGACTTGACAACCGCCTGCTCCGCTTCGGTGCGCTTGCTCGGCATCTTGCGCAGGACTGCATCGACATCAATGCCAGTTTCCCCTTTCAGAGCCTCGCGGATTGCTTCGGGGCGATAGCGGTCTGCAATGTCTCGGTTGCGCTCAATAGCGTCATCAAGGAACTCAACCAACTGCCTCTGCGATTCGGTCACGTCCTTGTTGCCTGCCTTGACCGCACGATATATCCTTTTGATTGTGGCAGGGTCTGCGCCGGGAGAAACCTCGCTGATGGCCGCGTCAAGCACCATGCCATCGGCAACGGCTTCCTTGTAGCGTTCGCCGACATCAATAGAGTTGAGTTCTGCCTGACGCATGATGTTATCAACCTCCTGCTTGGCTTCCTGCTCGTTCTTGAACTTGCGACTGGTAACGACCTCGCCATTGGCGGCTATGGAGTTGACGGTCACACGTCCGTCAGCGTCCGTGTTGGTGGTGTAACCAGTAACGGAAGCCATCGGAAGTCTGCGGCCTGTGAGGATGTAGTAGGCTTTTGCGCGTGCGGACTGGCTGACCCTTCCGTCCTGCATGAGTTCTTCCATTGAGGAATATCCGTCAAATTCGGGATTGCGACTGATTGTTTCAGCCTCAACGCGCTCGGCTCTCAACTCGATCGCGCCCTCGGCAGGGTTAGGTTGAGATGCTTCCTGCACTCGGTCACGGCTGAACAGCTCTGCGAGTTCGCCATAGCCTGCCCTGCGCAGCTCTTCGCGCTCATCGGCGGTGAATGACAAGTCACTCGGACTTGCATCCAAATTCCTGCGCAGACGTTCCTCGAAGTCCATGCGGTTGTGGTTGCGCTCTGCCTGCGTCAGCGGTCGGCCGTTGACTGGCTTGACTGGGCGCAGACTGGCGATAACTCGCGGCGCGCTCTTGAGTCCGTGCTGTGCCTTGAAGCCTAACATCATTGCCATGTTGTCAGTCCACACGTCCATTGCATCGGCATCGCCGTTTATCCATTCGGGAACGGAGAATATTGTACCCTCGGCAAGGGTCGATACTGCAACCTCGCCGAGGCGCACGCCTGCCTTGCCTGCTGTGGAGGTGGTTGCCTTGACAGTTTTGTCAGCGACATTGCCGATGACTGGCGACAATGCGCCAGTCACGCTACCGAGTATGAGGCCATGACCGCCTGCGCTCAACACCGCTCCTGCTGAATAGCCCTCGTTCTCTCCAGTTTCGGGGTTGATGTGACCGCCGTGCAGGAACTGGCTCTCGCCCTCTTTCAGCATTTCGTATGTGGCGAAGTTGCCACCGCCTGCGGCCGCCCCGGTGATGATACGACCAGTGAGCGAGGACGAGAAGAGGCGTGAGCCTACCTGCGTACTCATTGACGTGGCGGCTCTGCCTGCTACGATACGACCGCCGATGTTGATTGCTCCTTTGCCTGCGAGTGAGCCGACACCGCCCGACACCCATGTCACGGGGTCAACCGCCATACCAGTAACGGTGCCTGCAATCTGTGCCACGCGATGATTCTTGCCATACTCGCCCATAGCGGCCTCGTAAGCTGCAAGGTCGCCACTCGTTCCTGCTTGGCTTCGGGCAAGACCTTTGCTGATCGAGTTAATCACATTCATGTCGGCGACTGTACGACCGAAGTATTCCAGTGTGCTTTTGGGCGTGTTCTGCTGAACGGCATACTGATACACGGCATTGTCGGTCAACTGGCGTGCCATCTGCGATGCGGTTGCCTGCAATTCCTCTTCGGACGCGCCGGGATACTGCTGACGCAGTCGGTTATAGCAGTCGGTGGTTATCTTTGAGCCTACGCGATTCCACGCATTGTCCATCATCTTCTGAAGGTCAAAGCGTGTCATGTGCGAGATATTGTCATCGTGGCGGTTCATGGACGTTGTCACGATACGCATTCCGCGTCCACCCCCCATCGCTGCATAACTATCCCAGTGTTTCTTGGCATTGCGCTCTTTGTCTGCCTTATGCTTTTCCTCGGCTTCCTGCCAAAGTTCTGCCACGGCATCATAGGCAGGAGCCTGCGCGTCATATTGCGCCTGCAATTCCACATCTTCGGGCTTGGCAGGATCAAGTCCGTTCTGCTTCATGCGGTTCTCAAACTGGTGGCGCAGACGTGCTGTGCGTGCGCCATACTCGGCTTGGTCGGCTTCCATGAAGCTCGTTGTCAGCCTGCCATCGGGCAGAAGCCACTGGGTTACTGGCTTTCCGTCAATGTATTTCACTCCGTAGGGGACTGGAGATTGACCGCTCTGAATAGGTTGCGGTTGTGCGGCTCCCTCAACATCGCCCTGCGCTCCATCGGATGCAGGTGCAGAGGTCGGCGGTGTCAGACCCATAACCTTTGTTGGTGTGCCTGCGAGCAGTGCTTGAAACTCCATTGCCTTACGTTTTCTCCGGCCCTCAGCTGTGAACGGCTCTGCCATGCGCTGAATTTGTGCAATACGCTCCTTTGAACGCTGATTGAAATCGTTGAGCATGGTGTGCATCTGATACGACATTCGTATCTTATCCTGCTCGGTGGGTTGCCATGCAGGTTGCTGTGGCTGTTGAGGCGCGGTCGCAGGTGCTGACTGGGTCGGGGCTTGCGCTGTCGGGGCAGGAGTGGACGTTGTTTTTGCTGTGGATTTTGCTGTGGCAGGCTGTTGTTTGGGTGCGCCAAACCCGATATTGCTCTCAAAATCTGCATACGGTTCCATTTGGTATCCGTCAGCTACAAGCGCGTCATAGGCGGCCTTGCGCTTTCTCGGGTCTTTGAGGTTCTCTCGGAACTGAGCCTCTGACTCCATCGCATAGCCGCTCTTGACGAATGCGCTATATAGGTTTGATACTTTATCTTTTGCCATAATTGGTTGTGATTATGCGGTGGGTGATTGTTTACCAGTCGGACTGGGTTTGCCTGCATGACCGCCTTTCTTGGTCTTGGTCGATATGCTTTTGGAAGTACGCGACCCAACAGTCCGTGAGGTATCTGTGGTTTCGGTCTCGTCCACCTCTTGCCATGTGCCGTGTTGTTTGGCATAGGCTTCGGCGGCATCCTTGGTACGGAACTTATGCTCGTGTCCGTGTTCGTCCCATGCAGAAAACTCCGACACGTTGGAACGGCCATGAGCTGCTGCAGACGCACGAGAGTTGGCGGCTGATGCATCCAAACTGCCTTTACGCGCCCTTTCGGTCGCTATTTTAGCTTGCTGGAGTTCGGGAGCTGCCTCGGCTTCGGCCTGCGCTGTGATGGCTTCCTGCTCGGCTTTATTGGCTTTGCCTGCTTGCTCACGCTGTTTGTCGGGTTGCAGTGCTGCGGCCCATCCGTGCGCCTCTGCTTCCCTTTCAGCCTTTTCGCGTGCGAGTTTCTGCCGTTCCTGCTGTGCTTCCAGTTCGCGCAGGGTGGCGGCTCGCTGATTCTGAAGGTCGCCGAGTTTCAGCGAGAAATTCAGATACTGGTCACGCTTCTTTTCGCGCTCTGCTTTCAGCCGATCGAGGCGCGCTCCCACGGCTTTGACCATGCTGCCCTTATCGTGGTTGTACATGTTAGGGGCGTATTGCGAGGTGAAGTAAAGGTTGCTCAACACCCCTATGCCGTCGGTGACAGCCGCTATGATGCGCTTGGATTTCTCCCTGCGCTCACGTTTCTCACGTTCTTCCTTAGTTTCAGGACGATTTGCCTCTGTGTCCAGCCAATCTCTGTAGATCTTTATCTGGCGGTCTATTCCAGCCACAGCATCTCGCTTCTGCTGTTCCTCGTTATCGGTGCTTGCAGAGTCGGTGTTGTCAGCAGCGGAGGGACTTCCTGCGGATGGTGTGTCAGTGGTTTTGACTGTGGATGCCTGTGGTGTCAGACCATCGCCTCCGCTGCCGGGGACAGTTGCAGGCGCACCGTCAACCTCCGAGGATATGCCTGGTATCGGCGATGTGATTCCTAATGGCTTGTTGTCTGTTGTCATCTGTCGCTGATATTTAGAATGCGTCTGCTATCCCTGCGCCTGCCTGTGATACGCCCTGCACAGCCGTTGATATGGCTTGAGCTTTTTTCATCTCGATGTTGTTGAGAGCATCATCCAGCTGCGCGTCTTTTGCCTGATATTGGGCTTCTATGTTGTCTTTGCGAGCCTCTGCATTGACGGCTATCTGCGATGTAGCATCGGCGAGTGCCTGATTGTTTGCGGCTTTTGCAGCAGCGACACTCTCCTCGGTGCCGCCCATGACAGCCTGGGTGCCGGCAGCCTGTCGGTTGCGGTTGCGTATGGATTCTTCGGTTTTGGCGAGGATGCGCTGGGCATCGGCGCGTTGTGTGGCATCCTCGTTATATCTGCGGTCATACCAGTCTTGATTTGCCTGCTTCTGCGCCTGCAAATTCTTTTTGACTTTCTTCATGGCTTTACTCGCCGATATACCGCCGAAAATGCCCCCGACAGCCGACAAGCCTGCGCCTACTAAACTTCCAATCATGTTGACTATGTTTCAAAAGTTATAATTCGTGCGCTAATTTACGGCTGTATCTTTGTAGGCAACTTTTAAGTTTTGAGTTATGGCATTAGGAAAGAAAACCGGTGGGCGACAAAAAGGTACGCCCAACAAGGAAAACCCTCTCAAAGGGTATCTTCGCGCTCATAGCCTCGCATACTTTGAGCCGAAGCCACAGACCGAGGCAGACGGCACACCCCGGAAGATTGACTTTACCGACAAGGACGGCGTTATTCTCAGTTCAAGGATACTGGCTGACGCTGACGGCAACCCGATACAGATGTCGGACTTCGATGTAGATATGATGGTACTGGACGCTAACGAGCGCGTCAGCGCGGAACTGCGCCTGCTTGAGTTCCATACGCCGAAGATGAAAGCCGTTGAGGTGGATATGGAAGTACACTCGGCAGTCACCATTGAGGACCGGTTGCGCGAACTCTGCGGAGAAACCGAAGAGGACGAGGACTGACGCGCCCGGCCGTCTATCCAATCTACTTTTAGACACAACCATAGGTTTTTGCTCATAGTGAATAACGTGAATAATTAATAAACTCGAAAGCGACACGTCCGTGAGGATAGGTCGCTTTTTCTTCCACCGACACCGCCATTTCAATAACCGAGATTGAACCAAACGAAAACCAAAAGCAAACCAAAGTGTAACCAAACACAAACCAAAACCTAACCAAAATATAACCTATGGTTTCCACCGACACCGCCATTTCAATAACCGAGATTGAACCAAACGTATACCTTCACGCGCGCGCGTGGGAATATCCTTTATGGAATTCCTCTATGGAATATGGACGTATTATATTAAGTCGAATATAATACTACGGATATAGGATAAAGGAAGAAAAACTTAAATCAAAGTTTTTCTATGGAGTAGGAGTCGGAATATAGTTCGCTTCGCTCCGACGACGCCGACATTAAAAAAATTTTTTTGAAAGATTTTTTCTTTTGGCTGACGCGCCGTAGCCTGCTCCGCAGGAAGAGAAAAAGAAAAAAGTTCCGCGCAAAAAGAAAAAGAGAAAGCCCGGCTATGCTGTGAAACAAAGCCGGGCGAGAAACAAAAGTTAAAAGGCAAGGGGGCCGGGGCGCGTGCTATCTTTGCAGGTGAAATTTCAAAATCATATAGCGATGAATAGAAACTACAACTCAATCAAGGCTCTTGTTGGCGTAACCAACATCATCATCACTTCCGAACTTAGATACTCGGAGTTGCACGCCCTCGTTGAAAAATCTGCTGTCCTCGAAAATGGCATTCTCACAATCAAGGTCAAGGAATGCACCCTCGGCACTGAAGAGATAAATGCCCTTGCAAAACTGGGAGGAAAATATGTCGCATTTGATTTGACCGAATGCTAA